AGCACTTCCTTGACATGGAAGGGGTCGCAGGTTCGATCCCTGCACAGCCCACCAAAGCGCCCCGGCTTCGACCGCATCCGCATCCTGCGGACCGTCAGACCACCGGGGCGGGAATATTTTCCGGAATATTTGGCGCGGATTCTGTCGGGCTTGATCGACCAGCAGCGTAGGCGTTCGCTTACAGCAACCCGCCCAGCAGGCTTGGCTCGTAGTTGGTGATCACCAGCTCGCGGCTCTCTTCCTTCGGTGCACGCAGTTTGTCGGTGGTGCCGATGGTGTAACGGATGCCGAGCTCGTGCATGTGCAGGCCTTCGAACACGCGGCGAATCTCCGGATGATCGTTGATGCTGACCATCGCTCGCGATTTGCAGCAGCGAATGAACGCGGCCATGCGTTCGTATTCGACGAATTCGAACGGCACGCCGTAGCCTTCGGTTTCCCAGTAGGGTGGATCCAGATAAAGGAGGGTGTGCGCGCGATCATAGCGTTCGCAGCATTCGAACCAAGGCGCGTTCTCGATGGTGACGCCGGCGAGACGCAGGTGCACCGCACTCAGGTTCTCTTCGATGCGCAGGAGATTGATCGGCACGGCGGTGGTGGCGGTGCCGAATGATTGGTCGACCACCTTGCCGCTGTAGCAGTGGTGGTGAAGGTAGAAGAAGCGCGCGGCGCGCTGGATGTCTGTGAGCGTTTCCGGCCGCGTCATCTGTTGCCACTTGAACACCTGGCGCGAGGACAGCGCCCACTTGAACTGGCGCACGAACTCCTCGAGGTGGTTCTGCACCACGCGGTAGAGGTTGACCAGCTCGCCGTTGATGTCGTTGAGAATCTCGACCTTTGCCGGTGCCGGCCTGCGGAAGAAAAGTGCGCCGCCGCCGCAGAACGCCTCGACATAGCACTCGTGCGGTGCAAACAATCGTAACAACTGCTCGGAAAGTCTCCCCTTTCCCCCGATCCAGGGAATTATGGGTCTTGCACCGTCCATCGCATCCTCCTCATGCTCGCCGCGCCCACGTGGGCGGCGGAGCCTTTGGTCTGGATGCGGGCTCGATCCGCGTTCGGATGGTCGGCGTGTGCTGCAACACGCGCCGGCCGCTCCGCTCTTCTTCGACTGCTACTCCCTTTGCGTGCGCGCCAGATCGAGCAGGCCTTTAATTCGATCCTGCTCGCGCCGGCGACGCTCGTCGAACTTGTTGAAGCGCGGGCGACGGTTCTGCGCATCTAGCTCGGCGGGGTGCTGGCGATGCCGCAACTTCATGCGGTCTTCTCTGCTGGTCCACGGGCGCGTCATCGTCAGCCGCTTCCGAATGATTCCACGAATACGGTAAACGTGGAGGTCGTCACCACACCGGTCGATACTTTCTTGAGGCTGACGCTCACCGTGCCATGCGAGCCTCTGTCCGCGCCGGTGTTCTGGCCCACCTGCGCATCGACCGAGATCGCTCTGTTGCTGGTGCACGCTTGATAGGCGGATGCACCGTTCGTGACAGTCGCGGGGCCACTGGCTTCCTGCGAACTCTGGTTCCAACCGAATTCGACCTGGTAGTTGGAAGCCGAATCGCCGGCCGGCAGCCAAGCGCCTGAGGTACTGCCGGAGGTGTCGGGCGAATTGCCGAGGCAGGTAAGGCTGTAGGTGCCATCCGACTTGATGGTGAGCGTGATGTTGGCATCCATCGAGCCGCTGATCAGGCCGCTGGAACGCGCGGTAAAACTGCCGCCATCGAAAGGCAAGCCGTAGCGTGCCGTGCCGGCCGCTGCCCAGTAATTGCTCAAGTCCACGCCGCTCGCATCGCGAAAGCCGACATTCGGTCCTTTGCTGCCGTAGCTCAGCTTGGCGTACTTCAGCAGCGTGCCATCGCTCTTCTTGAAGATCGACGCCGTCGGCCCGTCGCCCTTGATGTCCGGGTCGAACAGATTCACGAAATCGGCCGCGGCGGAATTGCGGTATCCGTCAGCCATCGATCCGCTCCTCGAGCTTGACCACGATCGCCGTCAGTTCCTGCACGGCCGCGATCAGCACCGGCACCAGCTCCATGTAGTTGACGGTGGGCGTGGAACCTTTCTGTTCGTACACCGCTTCCGGAATGACTTCGCGGAGCTGCTCGGCGATCACGAAGAGGTGGTCGCGGCCATCCTTGTTGAACTTTTTCTTGTAGCGGCCGCGGCGGGTTTGGATTTTCAAGAGATCCGCCAGGCCATAGCCGAGCCGGCGCAGCTTGGTCTTGATCTTGATCGAGGATCCCATCTGGAAGCCGCCGGTGGCGATCACCGCACCCGCGACGTTCATCGTGCCCGCGTTGTTGACGGTCGTTTGGCCCGTGGCGCTTCCCTCGCCGTTGGGCCGCAGGTACACCGTGCCGGCGCCGTTGGGCGCCAGCACCACCGCGCCAGTGGTGGCGGAGAAGTTCTGCTGCGCCTTGACGTCGCCGCCGGAAGTCAGCGAGCCGACATTCATCGCACCGGAATAGGTGCCGGATGCGCCATTCACTGCACCGCTGGCGGAAACCGAGGTCGGTGTGATCGCGCCCAGGGAAATGGTGATCGCCGGCGTAGTGGTCGGGTTGGCGATGCTCGCGGAAATGCCGTTCGCGCTCACTACCGAAATCGAAGTGACCGTGCCAGTGTTGGCCGTGGCGCCGGCCGCAATGCCGTCCAGCTTGGTCTTGTCCGCCGCGGACATCGAACCGGCTGCTGATTCGGTCGCAGCTGAAATGCTGATCTGCGGCGTCGCCCCGCCGGTGGAATTGATCGGCGCCACGCCGGTGACGTTGGTCACCGTGCTGCTGCCGCCACCGCCGACTCCCGCGGCGATCATGTTGGTGATGGCATCGCGCACCTGGGTGAACGAACCCTTGTCGAGCGTCAGCCCACCGGCCGTCACGACGTTGATCAGTTCCACCATCATGGCGTTCAAGAAATCGGCCGGAACGATCGTGGCCGGTTGGCCGGTGCCGGGATTGCCGTTGGTGAAGAAGCCCGGCGTGCCATAGGCAGACGGCGCCGGCATGGAAGCGACGGCGGTTGAAACGTCGATCTGATACATGGGCGATTCCTTCAGGCAACAAAAAAGCCGCCCGAAGGCGGCTTTGCTATGGAGAGCGATTGGGTCAGGCGATCACGGTTTGCCCTGCCACACCATCACGATGATCGACATCAGGAACATGCCGAGCAGCAGCCAGCCGATTTTCTGGCGCCCACTCAACACGTCGTCGTCGCTGCGGCGCAGTTTCATACGATCACCTCGCCCGGCTGATTGCTGCTCTTGTCCTGGTTCTGGCCGGGTGGCGGTGGTGGTGGAGGTGGCGGCGGAGGCGGCGGATCGACTACGATCATCACGTCGATGGTGTCGATCACCTGCTGATTCGTTCCCGTTGCGCGCGCCACGGCCGAGGCCGCGAGAATTGCAGCGTGCCGCGAATCGTACTGCTCGCCTGCGAACACCCAGGTGTCCTTGACCGTGATCTTGCTCATGGTCAGTTCCCCGTGTAGTTCGGCTGTTGCGGCGTGGTCGTTGTCTCGATCGCGCCGATCGTGCACGGGTTGCCGCGCGTCTGGCTGCCCCAATCCACCGTGGTGCATGCAGTGGTGGCACCGAGCGCCGGCGAGCCGGTTAATGGCGTTGCGTCGAACGATGCGCCAGTTTCGTTCTTCAACAGCGGATCGACGCAGGTCAAGCCGTTGCCGCACGTGTTGTTGCGGTAGTGCCACAGGATGTTGCTGGTGAAGTTCACGGTCGGCACGCCGGAGGTGTAGAAGCCGCAGGTGTAGGCGCCGCCGTTCTTGCCGAGATAGCTCACCTGCCCCAGCAGAATGTTGCTCTTGATGTTGAGCACGTCGCTGGACACCGGATCGAAGCCGCCCACTGCGCCGCTGCCGGGTCCGCTGTCGATCAGACAATCGCCGTTGCCGGTGACGGTGTTGTTCTGGAACGTGAGCGTTTGGTTGGCAGCGTTGTTGTCCAGCTCGACCGCATTCCCCAGCGCGCGGCAGCGCTCGGCAGGCACAGGCCCCATGCCGGTGAACTCCGAACAATCGCCGTTGATGACGCTGTTCTGCACCGTACCTGGGCCATTGACCTTGACCTGCTGCGACAGGTTGAACTCGGAGGTCACCCGATCGACGAATACGCTGCCAGTTCCATCCGCGTACAGCAGGTCGAGCCCGTCGCTGGTGTTGTGCAGGAAGTGGTCGTTGATGAAGCGCCAGTTGCCCCCGGTGGCATAGGTGCCGAGGCCGTCGCCGTAACCGCCCTGCTCGGCTGCAACACAGGTGGCCATGGTGCCGACCGCCGGGTAATTCTCGGAGCAGCCGTTCCAGTCGATGCCCGAGTTCTTGATCAGGATGGTGCCAGAATTGCTGGAAGTGCCGCCTTCGCCGATGTCGCCATCCCAACCGCTCTCGGCGTTGCAGCAGATTTCGACGTGATCGAGGATCGTGGTGCCGGTCAGCCCGCCGACGTGGATGCCGTCGTGCGTAAAGCCGTGGATGTAGACGTTGGTCAGGATGAGGTTGTTAGTGTGCCGCGTTCCCGGACTGGGGCCGGTCGGTGTGTTGTAAACCTCGATTCCGTCTTGCGCGCCAAGATTGGTCGGCGGCGAATTGGAGCAGATCGCCACCACGCCAGCCTTGTAATTGGTGTTCCACTCTGTACAGGTGGCGTGATCGGTCAATTCCAGACACGAGATCGTGATGCCACTCGTATTGGTTACATCGATCAGGTCTTGTTGGTGGCCGCTTCCCCACAGCACAGGCATCGAAGGACACAAGCCGCCATTGGCACCCGTAATGGTGATGTTGTTAGGCAGATAGCGGCCGGTGTATGCGTCAAGGACGCACGCATAGGTGTAATTCGATTTGCAGCTTTCGGCTCCGGGCGTGCCATAGCCCATCGGGTAAGTCCCGGGGCTGATGACCAGCGTGTCGCCCGCAGCGATCCGTGGCGCTGGCGTGCCATCGCCGATGTAACCCGGCGGAATTGCGTATTGCGGGTTCTTCCACGCGCACGCCACGCCGGAGCCGCTGCCGGGATAGGCGGCATTCGCCAAGCCCGTGCACTGGGTCGCATCACCGCCATCTGTGCGCACGTAGTAGGTTGTGGCGCCGGCGGGAGTAACGATCTGTGCCAGCAGCGCCAGCGCGAAAGTGAAAATCAGCGTTCGAAGTTTCATGGGTGCCTCACACTTGTTCGATACCGGGTTGATTCGTGGTGCCGTCTGGATTGCCGCCGCTGCCGCCGCCGCCACCACTGATGACCGTGACGAGATGCGAGATGCTGTTGGTCGCGCCGAGGTTGTCGGTCACCGTGAGCGTGACGGTGTAACTGCCGTTCGCCGCATAGGTGTGCGATGGATTGGTGGTGGTCGCGGTGTTGCCGTCGCCGAAGTCCCACAGGTGCGATGCGATCGTGCCGTCCGGATCGCTGGAGCCATCCACGAAGCTGGCGGTCAATCCGCTGATGCTGAAGGTGAACGCCGCGACCGGCGGCTGATTGCCGCCGCCCGAATACGTAAACGAATCCGTCGCCAGCCACAGCCGCGTGGCGATGCCGCCGGCGATCTGGATGGTCGCCGTCTCGCCGCTCTGCGCGATGCCATTGATGCGGTAGCCGTCGAATAGCGCGCCGGAACCGACCCAGCCCAGATAGGTATCCGAGCCGAAGCCGTAGTCCGTCTGCGCGGTGCCGGTCGGGACGCCATCGTTGGTATCGCCGCCGGCATACAGCACGACACCGGGCCCCGCCGTGTTGAAGGCCGGCGAGGTCAGGCTGGTGGCGTTGTACGGACCATCTGCTGCAGTGGCATTCGGCGGCGTGGAACCGGTGGCGTCGTAAGACCACGCCGCGCTGCCCGGCGCCTGCCAGTGTTCCGCCAGTGCCGCGCTGGGCACACCCAGCGTGTGATTGAAATTGATGGTGATGACGTTGCCGGTTTTCGCCGCGCTGGAAAGGCAGTAGAAGCACTGCGAGCGCACCCGGTGATAGGTTTCGTCCTGGAAATTGCCGGGCGTGTAAGTGTTGCCGGCGGTATCGGTGATGCTGGTGATCGAGTAGGCGCTGTCCCAGGCCACGCGCACACGGATCAGCTGGCCGGCGATGGCGTTGAAGGCACCGAGCACCAGCGTGCTGCTGGAGTAACCGGTCGTGGGCGGCGCCACCACGCGCGCCAGCAGCGTCGGTGTGCCGGTGCCGGAGGTGTCGCGCAAGCCGGCGGAGATGCCCGCCGCGGCCAGCGTCTGGTTCAAATTCTCGCGGTTGCCTTTGGCCAGCAGTGAAGCATCCGTTGCGGGCGCGAGGGTCTTGGCGACGGTTTCCGAAGTGCCCTTGCGCACGCCCGCGGAAACGGTGTCGGCGCCCAACGTCTTCGATACGGACAGGCGATCGGCATCGCTCAATGCGGCGGAGACGGTGGCGCCGGCGAGCGTCTTGGTCAGCGCTTCGCCCGTGGTGCGGCCGATGCCAGCAGCGGCGCTGACGCCGCCCAGCCGCTGCGCGACGGCCAGGTCGTTTTCGGTGGCGACCGCCTGGATCAGCAGAATGGATTGCGCCGGCTTGATCGCCTGCAGTTCGCATTCAAGAACGTCGTTGCCCCAGTTCTCCAGCGCATCACCGCAGGCGCTAACTCCGGCGCGGAAATACGTGATGCTTTGCAGCGGGATATCCACCGCCCAGGTAAAGGCCCAGTCCTGGCCTGCAAGCGGATCGCCCGCGTGGCTTTGCCCGCAGCGGAACGGCGCGTATTGCTTGACCGTCGCGGCGTAGCCCAGCAGCTTGGCGTAGGCGACGAAGAACGGAATCGACTGGCCGCCGCTGCCGGCCAGCCGCGCGACCACCTGCTGTCGCCGGCCTTGCAGCGTCGGCGATTCGCCGGCGCAGGGATCTGGCAAGCCGAGCGTGGCTTCCCACTCCGGCAATAGATCCAGCGCCGTGGCGGGGAATGCATTGACCAGCAGATCGAGCCCAGCCTGCCCGCTGCGCTGGAAGCTCGGTGCGAAGCTGGCGAGCACCTTCGCCTGCAGGCTGTCGGTATCGCGCGGCCACACCCGTCCCGGCGGCATCAACGCCTGCAAGGCGTGGGCATAGTCTTGGGTGGCGAAAACCGGCGCGGACATGTCAGGTGTACGTCACGGTGCCGAGCACAGGCAATTCGCCGGTGACGTTGGCGATGTTCGCTGTGGGCGACGTGATCACGAACCCGGCTGTGCCGGAGATCGCGGCGATCGCCGATTCGATCGCGGAGAGATCCACGGATGTTCCCGCGATCGGCGAGCCTTGCTCCAGGAACACCTGCTTGATCGCATCGCTGATCGCGCTGCGCACGCTGATCGGCGCCGTAGAGATGCCGCTGATGGTGAAATTGATGGTGTGCGCCGTCGGCGCGCAGACGTACACCAGCGCGGTGACGGGCTGCTTGTTGACGATCAAATCGGCAACGGTGAGCTGGTCGCCGGCCGCGACACTGCCGCGCGGCGAGCCGCCTGGACCCTGGTCATGTTGCGAAACACCATCGGTGCCGACCGGGAACCCGTTGTTGCCGGCTTCCGCAACATCGAACATCACGTACACCACCACGGTGCCGACGCCGAAGCCGTTGGGCGCCACCCAGGCGCGCGTCACGCCGGGCACATCGAGCGCCCAGCCGATGTAGTCCTCCATGTCGCCGCCCTGCGGCGGGTTCTGGTAGGCCTGCAGCATGCGCGTGCGCAGCGAGGCATCGGTTTCGATGTCCGCACCGCCGGTCAATGCCGCAGCGACCGTGCCGGCGGATTGGATACCCGCGACGACCGATTGCAGCGTGAGGATGGTGCCGACGGGTGCATTGCCATCCGCGCCGCCGCCGGCCGGATTGTTGACCGGGTCGATGAGCGGCAGGATCGCGGTGACGGGGACCGTCACCGATCCGGAGGCAATGGTGCCGGTGGCGGTGGTCTGGTACACATAGCCATCGCCGCGCGCCAGCAGTGCGCCGGAAGGCAGCACCGCGCCGTTCGTTCCGGTGAAGGTGACCGTGCCCGTTGCCGCCGTCGCCGGATTGCGCGTGATGCCTTTCAGCGCGGCCCAGGCCTCCAGATATTCATCGGTCGCGGTGTAGGGCACCGCCTGCAGCGCAATCCAATCCAGATAGCCGTAGTGCAGTTGCGCCAGGCCCGAGAGCACGGTGCCCAGCACGCCGAGATTGGAAAACCGCAGCAGGCCATCCGCGCCGGGCACACCGGAAGAAATATCCGCCGAAGTCTGCGCGCGCAGATCGGAAAGTGAGGGACGCTGGAAAGGCATCGATGCGGATCCCGATCAGTTGAGCTGATTCCACGCCCAGTTGAAATTGAGCGACTGCCGCGCGCCGTTGACGCGCAGGATTTCCACCGTGGCGTTGAGCCGGTTCGGCATCACGATCGAGGTGGTGATATTCACGCTCGCGGCGACGCCGTCGCTGAGCATCCAGGCCAGCGCTTCGGCGATGTAGCCTTTTGCCGTCAGTGCGACCGAAGGCATGAGCTTGGAGCGCGACAGCAGCCACAGGCGCGAGCCGATCGGCACGTCCTGATCCAGATCGCCCCACCAGCCCCGGCGGTCGTTGGAGGCGGGATCGGGCAATACGTCGTCCGCATTGGCCAGCCGGTCGGTGAAGAGACTGATCAGCACCGCGGTGGTGAGATCATCGCCGCTGGCCAGCGCCGCGTTGCGCAATTGCCAGTCGCCACGGATATTGGCGACATCCCAGAACGTGGTGATGTCGCCCGGCGGCAACGTGCTCAAACGCCCCACGGGCTTGGATGGAAATAGCACGCTCTTGGAAGCCGCGCCGCCCAGCGTTTGTGTCACGCCCAGCGGATTGACCACCGTCTGCTGCACCACCGCGCTGGCGCTCGCCGGCGCCAGGGTTTGGGTGAGGCTTTCTCCCGCCGCCTGATGCAGCGTGGCAGCACTCGTTGCCGGCGCCAGCGTCTCGTTGACCGAGGCGCCTGAATCCTGTTTGAAGGCGGAGGAACCGGTTGCGGGTGCCAGCGTATGCGTGGAAGAAAGCGCGTGCCCTTCCGTATCCACCGCGGTGAGGGCGGCGCCGGCGAGCGCGCTCGTTTCCGAGAGCTTGCGGCCTTCGACTTCGGTGATGTGAGGAGTGACGCCGCCGAGCGTTTCATCCACACCGTAGCTGGTGACAAACTGGCCTGCTAAAAAGGCCTGCCGGATCGACTGCATGGTGCGGATGGACGTGACGCCCATCTCGCCGCCGGAGGTGTCGTTGGTGCGGAACACGATGCCGGCGATCGAGAAATCCTTCTTGATCCAGACCACCGTTCCGTAGGTGCCGGCCATCCAGAAATCGCCGGTGACGGGCTCGATCCACATCGCCCATTCGTGCTTCCAAGGTTCGTTCGCCGGCGCCGGCGAAGAGAATACGCTGCCATCGGTGAAGTAGGCCGAGGCGTTGACCGGAACCCAGGAAGGCGATTCCAATAATGCGCGGTAGGCTGCGAAGGTGTTGTTCAATATCTGCTGCGCGATCGCGCGCAGCACGGCTGGCGTGCAGTCCACGCCACCCGCCGGCATGGGCGAGGAAAGCTGGAGCTGGGTGACGCTGAACGTGGCGCGGTATTCGGCGGCGATTGCCGAACGGGTATCGCTGCCGTGGCTGGGCGAGAGTACCTTGTCCATGTGGTACTGCTCGTGCGCCGAGTCGTACGAGAAGATACCGACGTGCGCCGGATTCAGCGCGCCGTACGGGAACCCGCCCGTGCCCACGGTCAGCAGGCATTGATCCACGGTTTGCGTGGCGCTCTGCTGACACTTCTGGCCCTGCATCAAATCGTGGCCGGAGGTGTGCGTGAAAAACGGATAATCGGCTGCGCCCAGCGTGAAATTCTGCGCCGCCCAGATCGCGTACACCGTCTTGGAAACCGATGCGACCGCCGCTTGCGTCGTCACCGTCGGCGCGCTGGCGCTGCCGAAGCTGCCGGACCACAACACCGTGTCGGCGGTGAATATCTCGCCGTAGAAATCCGTGCCGCCGTTGGCGATGTCGTGATTGGCGGCGGATGTGGCCGCGGCCTGGGACTGGACGAGTGGAATGTCCGACCAGGCGGCGGCAACCGACGCGGGCGCGAGCGTCTTGTTGAGCGATTCGCTCTCCGTTTTCAGATCGGATTCGCCGGCGCTGAGCGATGCTGGAGCGAGTGCGCTGGTCTCGGAAAGTTTGCGGCCTTGCTTTTCCGCCGCGGAGACCGTGGCGCCAGTGAGCGCGCTGGTTTCGTTGAGTTTCCTCCCTTCGGTCTCCGCTGCGCTGACGGTCGCCGCACCCAGAGTGTCCGTGCCGCTGAGCTTGCGGCCTTCGGTTTCCGCCGCGCTGACCGTGGCACTGCCGAGCGCATCCGTCGCGCTGTAGCTTTCCAGCGGTGTGTAGGTGATGACGATGACGCCGGCGCGGCCCGCACCGGAATTGTGCCCGCTGCGAGCGCCGCCGCCGCCGCCGCCGTACTGCCCGCCGGCGGCGCCATCGCCCGTGGCCGAAGCGCCGCCACCGCCGCCGGAACCGGCCGTGCCCCATTCCGTGCCCGAGCTGCCCGGCAGCGATGCGGTGCCGCCCGCACCGCCGAATCCGGCATCGCCGGAACCACCCGTGGCGCCACTGGTGCTGGCATTGCCGGGACCATTGGGTCCGCCTGCGCCGCCACCGCCGCTGGCCGTGCCCGTGGGGTTGCCACCGCCTGCATTGACTGTGCTGCCGACGCTGGCGGAGGTTGCCGAGCCTCCGCCTCTTGCAAGCACGGTACTGGTCGAATTGAACCAGGTGTCGCCGCCGGCATTGGGCGTTGCGTTTGCGGTTGCTGAGCCGCCGACGCCCAAATGATAGGTAACGTTGGCGCCAGGCGTCAGCGCGAGGTTGACGATCTTGGCGTAATCGCCGCCGGCGCCACCGTTGGTATTGGTCGCGATCCAGCCGGATTGTCCACCACCGATGCACTCGATGGTGTTGGCGGCGTTGTTCCAGTCAGCAGGAACCGTCCACGACGAGCCGGTCGTCAGGATGATCTGGGCCACGGGCGGCTCCCGAGATCACCGTCAACCGTTGGCTTCGTTGAGCGTGAAGCTCGTGACCGTTTCGGTGTCGCCGCTGCCGACGGTGGTGCTGGTGGCGATCATGTCGCCGCCGCCGCCGCTGGCGGTGATCGTGCCCTGGATGTGGCAGGTGGTGCCGGTGGAATCGTAGATGCGGAAATAACCCGCGGTGCCGGCGGCCGATGCGGTGCTGGTCCAGGTGCCGGACATGGACTTCGAATCGCCGGACGCGCCCGCCATCCAATCCGACGGCAACGTCATGGTGTCCAGCAGCGTGCCGGTGGCCGCGGCGGCGCAGTTGGCCGGCACGGAACCGGTATAGATCTTCAGCAGCGGCGCGGTGCCGATTGTGCTCTCGATGACATCGAGGCGAGCATTGCGGACGGCATCGGAAAATTGCAGGGCCATGTTTGCTTCCTTCGTGCGTTGAAAAACAAAAAGGCAGCCGGATGGCTGCCTTCGGGGTGCTGCGGTTGAAAGGGGTTACTGCTGCGGGTTGGGCGGATGCGTCACGGCATCGAGCGGATGCCCGTGCTCGTTGTAGAGATCGCGCATGTTCTTGACCGTGTGCGACTGGCTATCGCAGTTGTCGATGATGTCGCCGGTGCATTCCAGGCGCGGGGTGACGCAGCGGATCTTCGAGGAGGCGTTGATCGTCACCTGCGTGGCGTTGTTAACTACCACGGGGCCGTTCTTCGCATCGATCTCGATCGAGCCGTCCGCTTTCAGATAGACGTGCTTGCCCCACAGGTCGTAGAGCATTGCCTCGCCTTCGGCGAGATTCTTCGGCCGACTTGGCTGGTGACCGGTGGCTATCACCACGCCGTTCGATCGATCGCCGGCGATGAACACCAGCACTACATCCGACTGCGCAGGCGGCCGCGAGGTGAAACCGAACTCGGCCAGGCGCGGCGTACCATCGCGCAGCTCACCCCAGTTCACCTGGGCCTGAATCTTTTGCACCGTGCCGGTGTCGTCGCTCGCAGTGACGCGTGCGCGCGCGACGGTGAGCTGTATGCGCCGCCAGAACTGCCGCGCAAATCCGGCAAGATCGCTCATTGCGCGCTCGCCGGAATATCGCCAAAGGTGGGTTGCAGCAGAATCGGCTCCGGCTTGAACGCATCGGGCGGCATCAGCATCAGCTCCGCCGTGGTGCCGCGCTCATCGCTTTTCGAATACGTCACCTCGCCGATGCACATTGCGCCGTCCTTCAACTTCAGCGTCGGCAAATTCACCGGCGCCAGCGTGTTCGGTTGCCACAGCTTGCCGGCTGAGTCGCGCCAGCTATCGACGGTGACGCGCACCATGCGCGAGCGGCCCGCGCGGCGCGCGCATTCCCACAGTGCGCGCTTCTTGGCGACGTCGTTGCCGCCGCCGCCGGCTTCGGCGATCAGGATCAGCGCGCGGTGGCGCGGACAGTTCGGGTCCGGCACATCAGAGAGTTCATTGCCGGTGTTGCCGAGATCAGTGAAGGTGTCCACCGACTGGATGAAAGCCTTGTAATTGCTGTAGCGCTGATCCATCGAAAACTCGACGGAGGCTTCCTGCACATTCGTGCCTTCGGCCGCGCCGCTCGCGGCCTTGTCCGTGCCGACCTGCGCCAGCACCAGGTTGCCGTCCGGCATGTCGTAAGCCAGCAGCGCGGAATAACGGCTGATGCGTTCGATCACTTCGAACGCCGATTCGCCCAGCATCAGGTTGAATTGCGGAATGGCCGGAAGGCCTGGCACCTTCGACGTCACCGTAATGCCGTACGGCTGGGCCAGCTTCTGCGCGATGCCGAGCGCGTTGGCGCCGTTGATCTGCCCGCCCGGCCACTCCGCGGCACAATCGACCAGGTCGCAGCACTTCGAGCGGCCCACCACCGTGATGCTGTGGCGGTCGTCGCCGAAACTTGGAATGAAGCGATCCACGTAGCCGGTGATGACAAGGTCTTGGCCCAGGTGTACCGTGCACGCTGCTCCGGGCGCGATGATCACCTTGTCCAACTCGCCGGGAAACAGCTCGGTCAGACCGATCTGGAAATCCGAAGGCAGACGCTCGATCCCGCGCGTGACACGGATGTCCGTCCAGCCGGAGATGGCCTGGCCACCGACGGTCAGCGTGAGATCGTCCGACACTTAGGGGAAATCCTATGCTTGGCGCTTTTCTCTTGGCCGCGGCCGCTGCGAGCGGCCATATCAATCCGGCGCAATCCATCGAAAGTGCGTACAGCGCGAAAGCCGAGATGCGTTTCCACACGCTGAACTACTCGGCGATGGTATGCACGGATCCGCAATATGCCGTGCGCGCGAATCTGATCAGCAGCGGAATGGGTGCAACGACCGATCCGCAGTACGATGCGCAATGGCTGGAAACGCAGAAGGCAAACAAGAATTGCTTCCAGCTCGCGCCGACTTTTGGTTTCAAAACGACCAACGCTTTTGCGGTTTACGCCGGCGAAATCGGAGCATTCTGGGTTGTCGGCGTAAAAGACCACGGCGGCAACATCGTCGGATACATCCCGATCGACGATATCCAGTTCATCCCGATCCCTTACGGCTAACTCGCGAGCGCTTGGAACTGCTGCGGCATGAAGGCCGGGTGCACGGGCTTCGCCTGATCGATCAACTGGTCCGCGCGCGAGGCATCGGCATAGATGCGCTGCGCCAGCATCAGCGCCGGGAGCGGTGCGTTGTAGGTGAATTCCTGCAGGCGCGGTAGGCCTGCGCCGGCCTGGATCAGCAGCGCCACGGCCATCTGGCGCAGCGTGCGCAGGGCGCCGTAGCTGGCGTCGTCGCCCGCATCGCCGGCGGTGAGGATTTCCCCGTCCAGATAACCCGTGACCTGCGTGCGAACGTTGGCGGCGTCATCGTAGGAACTGGGCGCGTACTGGCCGACCGCGCGCACCAGTGCACCGATTGCCGCGCGGCGCAGCAGTGCGCTGCTCGCCGCTTGTGCAAGCTGTTCCGCTGCAGCGGACTGTCCAACGCCGGTGGAAACTGGCGGCGTGTACTGCGCCAGCGCGCTGAAGAGACGCAGGGAATCCCCGGGATTCACCACCGCGGTGCCGAGCGCGGCGGTCAACCCTTGCGCAGCGGCGGTGAAGCTCAGAGCGCTCGACGCATCAAGGCCTGCCGCCGCTTGAGTGAGTGTTTCGGATGCGGCGGCCACCGCGGAGCGATCCTGAGCGCCTTCCGCCTCCAGGGTGCCGATGGTGAGACTCTCATCGGCCGTCTGGCCACCGCCGAAGGCCGACAGGATGTTGGCATTGACGTAGCGCCCGTAGTTGCCGGTGAGCTGGCTGGCCAAGTTGAACAGGCTGGTGGCATCGCGCGCGGCGGTGCCGGCGAGCGAGATGAAGCCCGCCACGGTGCCGACCACTGCGCCTACCACCGCGCTGCCGAGACTGATCGCCCCGGGCACGATGCCGAGGCCCAGATTCACCGAACGCGTGATGCTGGAAACGAAATCCTGCGCGGCGGAAACATCCAGCGAGTCGCACAGCGAATCCAGCGCATCGGGCGTGGTGGTGGAGGCGCTCGGGAACTGCCGCTCGCCGGATTCGAGGAAAGTGAAACCGATTTCGAAGTAGCGGCCGTGATCCCAGCGTTCGATGACGCTCAAGCCACCATCGGGAATACTGACCTGCAACTGCCCCAGCGTCGGGTGCACCAATGTGCCGGGCCCTGCGGTTTCCGCCGCGGCGACCATTGCGTCGCGCTGGGAGAACGCATCGCCTCCGCCGTAGACCAGGCTGTTTTCGATCAGAAACCCGGTGAGCGTGATGCGGCGCGTGGAGCGGCCGAGATCCTCGATGTAGGGCGTGTCGCGATTGGGATACTGATGCGGCACCACGCGCCGGCCGAATCGGCCCTCGCTGCCAAGCACGCCGAACGGCACGCCGCGGAACGACGCTTGCTGCAACTGGTCGAACCAGCTCATGCCGCCGCTCCGACCATCGACGTCGCCACGCGCGTGGAAGCGGTGACATTGGGATCAGGCTTGACGCGCGCTTTCGTGCCCGGCTCCGCCGAAACGGTGACGTGCACTTTCTGGGGTTCGTTCTTGCCAGCTACAGGTTGCGAATAAGGGCCGTTGGGAGCGGCATTGAAGGCTTCATTCGCATAGGAAGTTCGGCGATTGAAACTGCCGTCATCGCCGAAGCGTTCGTACTGCACGCCGAATACCAACGCCGCATTGTCGACCGCAGTAGTCCGGCGAAGGTTGCCGCCGGCCTGTTTCTCGCTGTTGTTCAACTCCCAGTTGATGAACTTCAGTTGATCCTCGAAGCTGGCGCCCTTCAGCGGCTCATGCATGACCTGCTGAAACAACTGCACACGCGATCCGAGCCACTGCCCGACGCCCATCGCTCCGCTCTTGGCATTGACGGCGTTGGGATTGAGGCCGCTTTCCTGTTCCAGATTTCCGACGATTCCGGCGGACTGCGCACGGGTCCATCCTTGCGACATGAAGTACTGCATCGCCTTCGAAACCTTGGCTTTGCCGTAGCCGGTACGCTCTGGGTGAAAATCGCCCGAGTGATTTTCTGGCGTGCGGCGATGCATGTCGTCGAGCGCTTCCTGCGCGCCCGGAATTCCGAGGGTGGCGGCCAGACGTGCCGCGCCTTCTGCGATCACGTCGCCGGCTTTGGTGCCCTGCAGAAAATGCGTGTAGATCCAATACCCGGCAAGCGCCCCGGTCGCGGCGGCGATGGCCGTGGCGAGCGTGCCGAACACGGCCGCCATGCCACTCAACCCGGTAATGGCTGAAACGCTGGCAACGCTGATCTTTGCGAAGGCGCCGGCGATGCTCAACACCGGCGAGAGAAACTTCGCCCCCATGATCGCACCGGCGCCGATCATCACGACGTTCCAGCCGCCGATCGACTTAACCGCGTCGTTGATCGAATGCACCAGGTGATCGACGCCGTCAATGGAATTGCGGAGGTTTTTACCGACGCGCTTCCAGTCGATACTGCGCAACCAGGCGCCGAACTCGCGCGCGTATTCGCCGATTTTCTGTGCGATCAGCTCGCGGTTCTTGCCGACCCAGTCGGTCAGTCCGTTCAACAGCGGCTCGATCGCCGGCATCAGTGCGTTGCCGATCGAGTTCTTCAGCGCGGAAACGGTGATGTCCATCTTCGCCAGCTTGTCGGCGAATTCATCGGCAGACTTAATCTGCGCCGGCGTCATGATCAGGCCGGTTTTCTCGGCTTCCGCGCGCGCCGCGCGCATGTCGCCGTGGTACTTGCGGATCAGCGGCAGCATGGCGGTGAGGCCGAACTGTCCTGCGACCAGCCGCTGCTTTTGCGGATCGAACAGGTTGTAGATGGCGCGGCCCAGGGCGTCGAATTCGCCGGCGGCATCCACCGCGCCGCTGGCGGTGCGCTTGATGCCGATGCCAAGCCGGTTGAACAACATCAGCGCCTGCTGGTTGCGGCCGTACAGCGCATCTTCCATGGTGTCGCCGAGGCTGGTGAGGCTCTGCGTCATCGCCTCGCCGGACAAGCCGGCCAAGCGCGCGGCGCCCTGGAATTCCTGCAACTGCGTGGTGCCGATGCCGATGTCCTGCGCGGAATAGGTAACGTTGCGGCCGAGCTTGGCTACGCCATCGGCGAGCGCGATGACGCCGGCGACGGATGCAATGCCGGTAATGCCGGTGAGCGGCGCCGCGATCGAGGCGATGCCGCGCGCGGCGGCGCGCGCATCGGCGCCGATGCGTGACAGGTTGGCGCCGATCTTATCGAAGCCGATCTCGCGGCCGAGACTCTTGAAGGATTTTCCGACCTGGTCGAATGGGCGCGTCAGCTTGCTGACGGCATCGTTGACCTTGCGGACGGTGGCCGTGGCCTTGTCGGTGGCCGAGATGACGATCTGGAAGGTCTGTGCCATGTCATCCGCCGTTGTTGCTGATCCGATGCGCCTGGTCGTTCCACCATTCCAGTTCCGTCAGCGTGAGCGACCAGGCCTCGCGCGGACCCCAGTGATAGAACCGGGTGACCTCGGCGATCAGGTTGCCCCAGCCGGCGCCGCGCCAGCGTCGGTAAAACCCGAGAGATACGCGCTCGCCTCCGCCAGATCGCGTTGCGAGAGCTGCTCCACCGCGCCGCGCGGCACCTTGGCGATGGAACTGATCAGGTTGATCATCACGCCGACGCTGGTGTCGGCGCGCTGCGCCTTTTCCAGCTCGCCGGCGGTGGGCTCGCGCAGTTTCAGTTCCGGATAGGTGATCGCGCCATCGCCCGAGCCGACGGTCAGCGGTTTGCGCAGATGGATGGTTTTCTCTTCTTCCACAAAATTCTCCTCGCGCGCTCAGCGCGCATCAGGTTTCTGTCACGCTGCCCTGCGGGCCTTCCCAGCGCACTTCCACCGTGGCATCGGTGGCCTTGGCGGCTTGCGCTTCGACCGTCCACATGTTGCGACCGATGACGGTCTTGCCATTGGCAAGCTCGGCCACCACGGTGACGTTGCTCATGGCGTTGAGCTGCGCCACGCTCAAGCCGCCCGAATCGCGCAGCGTGCAGGCGATGTGCGGCGCGGTGGGCTTCTCGCTGTAGCCGTGCACCGAATCCATGCCGGTGAGGGTTTCGCGCGATACCACCGCGGGGGAATATTCGAAATCTCCGGCGAGCATGTAGGACTGACCGTCCACGGTCAGGTACGCGGTGCCGGCCAGGCGGTTGCTGTTGTTCGCCATGAGCTTTTCTCCGGGCAAAAGAGAAGCCGCCCGAAGGCGGCTTGATGAGGAGGGTCAAACGAAGGGGATTTATTGCAGGCGGAATTGCGCGAGCAATGCGAACACGCGCAGCTGGTCGATCAGCACGCCTGGCCAGAGGACGTCGATGCGGTTGGGATTCTGCGCGTTGATCTGCACCACCAGGCCCTGCGCGAAGGCGGCGCTGTTCTGCACGTAGCCGTTGTATTCCAGCGTCTGGTACTCGGCGATGATGTCGGCCTTGATGATCGACGGCGTGACGATCGCCGAGCCCGGCGCGAAGCGCGTGCCGTCCGCGGCGAGTTTCACGCGCGCGTATTTCGAGGTGACGACGCTCGCCAGATCCCGCAGGATGAACATCAGCAGGAACATGGTCTCGATTTCCAGGTAGCTGTCGTCCGCCTGGCCGAAACCGTTCTTCTGGTAAGTGGTGATGACATTCTCCAGCTGCACCGTGCCATCCTGCGCGACCGTGAAGGTGCTGATGCCGTCGAAGAGCAGCGTGTTGCGCTCGCTCAGGGTGAAGCGGGATTGCAGCGGCGGCGGCAGCACCGAACTCAGCTTCAGCGTCTGCAGCGGCCGGCCGGGATCGGCGCGCAGCGCTACCGCCGCGGTGCCGGCGAGATCCGCCGCCCATACCCAGTTGGGCGAAGGCGAATCATAGAAACCGAGCACGGTTTCGTGCTGGTTGTTGCGCGCGGTGCCGAAGGTGGTCTGCGCGGAGACATTGCCACGGTAGGCGGCAAAAACATGGCCGTACACCTGGCTCGCCCAGCTCCAGCGGCCGGTCTGGTCGTTGAGCAGGCTCTTCAACGCATCGAGCGACGTGCCATCGGTATACGGACAGACGATGAAGTCGAACGGCTGGTCGCCGAGGTTTGCCAGCGCGGTGGTCAGCGAAGGATTGGTGGCGCCGTTGGCCATTGCGACCAGGGTGTACGCGACACCCGGCGGCGTGACTTCGCCGGCGGCCGCGCCCTGGTAGTTGAAGCGCAGGTCGATATCGTTACCCGCGGCGCCGGCGTTGTTAGCCGTGATGTTGACCTTGCTGATGGTCGTGCCGTCCACGGCCGCGGTGACCGGCAGATCGGAATTCGCGTTGATGGCCGCGGCAAGTGCGGTGGCCATCGAATCGGCGGTGTCGGACGTATCTACCGGCACGCTGACGAGCTGGCCGCCGATGTAGAGCGAGAGCACGCCGACCGCGGTCGGCACGGAGGTGAAGTTGATCGACCCCACCGCGGCGACGGCGCCGACCGCGTCGGAGAGCGGCAGCAGCCAGACTTCGCCGAACGAATCGGCCTTGTAGTAAGCAGCTACCTCCTGCGCGAGCATCGAGCCCTGGCCTGCCTTGGCGATGGCATCGTTGGGGCCTGCGCAGATCACCGGCACGTTGGGCGTGGCGTTGCCGTCGGATGTGATCTGCCCGATCAGCAGCGCGCGTTGCGTCTGCTGGCCGGTGTTGGCTTGGCTATTGTCGACCTCCGCATAGAACAGCGGAACGCGAAGATTCTGGGGGATGTTGGAAAAAGGTACGGCGCTCATGCGTCTTCACTCCCGCTGGGTTTCTGGGGTTTGGCCTTGACCTTCTTGCCCACCGTCACGCTGCCGTCGGCAATGCGGCGCAGCCAGTAGGAATCGCCGTCCGCGACCTCGCGGCCGGTTTCCGGCAACAGGTCTTTCTTGACCGGATCGCGCGTCAGCACGCCGGGCTTCGGATACACGTACATGCAAGGCTCCTATTGCGGCAGCTCGATGTCCGCGCCGGCCTCGCTGCGGCCATCGGGCCCTTGCGTGCGCGGCGCCGGCTGCACCGAAGCGGGGAATGGCGGGTTGGGATACGTGCCGGAGGGATCGAAGACGTTGACCAGATCCGCGTCGATCGTGACTTCCTCGAGCGGCGTGGTCTGGATCTGGTAGAAGTCTTCCGGCCCCTGGTAGAACTTCAGGCCGATATCCATCGTCAGCTCGCCGAGGTGCGTTTCGCCTTCGCCGGTGACGGTGTTGCCGCAGCGGACAAAGGGATATTCCTCGATCAGCCCCATGATCGCCGGGTTGTTGATCAGCGTCTGCTCGATCTGCTGCTGCAGACGCTCCAGCGCGGCCATCGCGAGCGCGGCGCCGGCATCGGCTTTCGCCTGGTTCACCTGCACGCGGCCGACGACGCGCAGGGTCATCGTCACTTCGAACTGCGGCGCGCCGTTTGGACCGAGCGATTCCTTGTTCTCTTCCGGCGTGGAGAGAAACAGCACCGGATAATTGCCGGACCAGGTGGGCCGGTCCAGTGGCGAGAACACATTCGAACCGGCATCAGTCTTGCCGATCAACTGCGCTTGCGCGGCGGTGCGCAGATCCGCCGATTGCGTCATGGCGAACTCATCTTGCCCAGCATCAGCTTGGCCCAGCCGTGACCGTCAATGCGCACCTCGCGCACTACGTAGGTGGTGTTGACGCTCGGCACCTGCACGGTGTCATCCTGCGCGGGCGTCTGCGAGAACAACGCCAGCCGTACGCCGAGCACCGGCACGATGGTGGTGGTGCCGAGCGGATCGGAGAGATCCACATCCTTGTAAGCAGCATCGAACACGCCGACGATGCCTGGGACAGCAACGCCGGCCGCCGTGGTGTAATTCACGGCTTCCGCATACACCTGCTCCAGCGGCTGCAGGACGTTGGCATCCCAATCGATCGGCACTTACGCCAGCCTCACCGAGGGACCATCGCTCGGATTGATCTTCGGCACTTGCTGCAGCGGGATTTCTTCCGCATCTGGATCGACCAGGAAGCCGAGTTTGCGCAATCGATCGGCTTCGCCCGCTTCCAGCTTGATCTTCTGCCCTGCCTTGCGAGGCGGCTTGTCCTTGGCCTCGTAGATCGTGTGACCGCGCGCCACGACCGCCTCGACGATTTCCGTCGGGGCGGTTTCCTTTGCGGCGCCCATTACGACACCTGCGCGGGGCAGACCGTGGCGGCGAGACCGGCATTGACGCGGCTGGGAATCACCAGCGGCGAGCTCTGCATCAGGATGATGCGCTGCGCCGGGTCGTTCTCCACCCAGGTCTTCGGTGCGTACGGCAGGCCGGCATAATTGAAGGCCGGGTCGAGGATCTGGCCGAAGGCGCGCGTGCCTTGCAGATCCTTGCCCGACATCAGAACGGTGCCATCCGGTAGCATCGGCTGTTCCACGCCGTCGTCGTCGATGTACCAGTCGTTGTAGACGTAGAGGTCGTACTGGCCCCAGCGGCCCTTGTACACCGCACCGCGCGCGATCTGCGCGCCCGGATCGATCGGGCCGGCTTCGCCGAGCTTGGGATAGAACACCGCGCCCTTGAGCGTCGGATCCGCGATGAATGCTGACCACGCGGAGGTGGTGAACACGAGCGTGTCGCACACGCCACCCGATAGCTTCAACACCTGATGCTGCCAGGCTTCGATGTTCGCGGTGGGCGAAGCATTGCCGGCGGTGATGTTCGCGGCTGTCCACTGCGCGGTGCCCGTGAGTGCGACGGTGAGCGAAGAGTCACGGCCGAAGTCGATCAGCTCGGTCGGGAAACCTTCGCCCTGCACCGTGACGGTGCCGCTGCGCAGCGCGCTCGCCGCCATCCACTCGAGGCGACGATCCAGCATGTCGATCTGGTCGGCCATCTCGAAATTGATGTTGGCCATCTCGCGCTCGGCGCCGGTCAGCTCGCCGCCGCCGATGCGCTCGCCGATCTGACGCATCACCGGTTTGCGCAGATCCGGCGCGCGCTTGTCCTTGATGTAGGCCGGCTTGTACATGTTGGTCTGGTAACGGCGCTGCTCGACCAGCTTGCCCTGCACCAGCGGGCTGACGAACGGCGACATGCGGCGCAGGCCGACGTCGATGTCGATGGCGACGTATTCCGTGTCGCTGACCTTGATGTTGGGGAAGAAGCGGTCGAGCAGGAACTTCTGTGCGCGTTTCAGCGTTGGCACCACCTGGATGAGGTCGATGGTGCTGAACGGGAAACTGGATTGAGCAGTCATTGAAACTCTCCAAGCAGTGGAAACGAAAAAAGCCCGCGCGAGGCGGGCTTGTTCAGCGGGGTGGAATGGTTTCGGCTTACGGGCCGGAATCGTTGCTCGGTGGCGCAGCGGACACGGCCGACTTGATGAAGATGCCGTACGCGCGGGCTGCCGATACGAGCTGCGCCAGCGTCCAGGACGGATCGAACGTCAGCGCATTGCCGTTGAACTCGCCCATGACGTAGCCGCCGGTGGTGACCGGACCGCCGGACGCATCGGCGTCATCGGCCAGGATCGCGACCGGATTCTGGCTGCCATCCACTGCGGTCTTGACGCATTCGATGTAGCCGCCGGTGGCATCCGACACGGTGATGTCGAATTCGTCGCCGGCGACGAACGCGGTGCCGCCCGCGGTGATCGTGAATCCGATCTGGCCGCCGGTGCTGAAGGCCGAACCTACGGTCGCAGTGCCGACGTTGCCGCCTTCCGGATCCGTCACGGTGAAGCTGGTGGAGCTGGTGGCGATGGCCTTGTACACGCCGACCTTCGGCGCAGCGCCGACGCTCAACGTGCCGATGGTGCCGTTGCCGGTATTGCTGGCTTTCGCCGCCGCGCTGATCGGGCTGACGTTCTGCTGGCCCAGCACGGTGCCGCGTTTCAAGGTTCCCGACAGCAGCACGATCGGCTGCGACACGAGATTCTTGGCATCGGCGATGAGCTGGTCTGGCAAATAGACTTCCGACTGGATACCCGGCTGTTGCGGGTTGTCGAGGACGTTGCTTGCGGACATGGTGATCTCCTGAAAATGAAAAACCGCTCAAAGAGCGGTTCAAGGAACGCGTGATGCGCTGCGATTACCGCGCCGCGCGGGACTTCTCCAGCTTCTCGCCGACGGCGATTATGGCCGCCGCGACTTTGGTCATGCCAGGCGATGGCTTGTCGCCGCCGTCGGCGCCGACATTCGGCACGCCGGTCGTGGCCATGCGTTCGGCGAGCGAGCTGCGCGGCTTGCCGTCGGCGGATTGATCGAACTCACCGGCGTCGAGAATGGCCTTCGCGACCTTCACCGAAAGCCCGTGCTGAGCAGCAACCGTAGCCTGGTGAATGCGTCCCGTAGCCTGCCCATGCGCGATGATCTGGGCGACGCGGGCGCGGTTGCGGCGGATGGCGGAACGGGCGGACTTTTCGTCGCCGTCTTCGTCATCATCTTCCTCTTCGGCGGCTTTGCCTTTCGACTTGGCCTTGCGGCCTTTGCCCTTTTCTTTCTCGTCGCCATCGTCGTTGTCCTCTTCCTCGGCGTGCATGTCGCCGTCATCGCTGCCACCGTCTTCCTCTTCTGCGCGTTTGGACTTCTTGCCGTCCTTGTCCTTTTCTTCGTCCTCCTCCTCGCACTCTTCCTCTGCGCGCGCCTGCTCGTCTTCCTCTTCTGCGCGTTTGGACTTCTTGCCTTCTTCCTCTTCGGCGGCCTTGCTCAAACCCAACAACTGGGCAAACGACGCAACTGCCGCTGCGGTGCGCGACATGGTTTTCATTGCGATACTCCTGGATGGAATGAATGAATCAGGCCAGCTCGGTGAGCAGCGCCCTGAACGCGGCGTCCGGCGCCGCCACAGCATCCGCGAGCCCGAGCTCGACGCCATCGGCGCCCAGATAGCACGCGGCTTCCGTATCGCGCACCGTGCTGGCCGCGATGGAACGGTTGCGGGCGACTGTGTTGACGAACAGTTCGCCCATCGTGTCGATGTCTTTCTGGAATCCCGCCAGCGCTTCCTTGGAAAGCGGAATTTCCGGGTGACCGTCGGCCTTGCGGTCGCCGTACTGGATGAAAGTCACTTTGATTCCGGCATCGGTGAGTGCGCGCGACCAATCCACGTGCATGCAGATCACGCCGATGGAACCCGTGCCGCCGGTGCGCGGCACGCTGATGCGATCGGCCGCGCTGGCGATGGCGTAGGCTGCGGAATACGCCACTTCGCTCAGGATCGCGTGGATCGGCTTCTGGCCGCGCGCCGCGTAGATGGTGTCCACCAGGTCGAAGCAACCGGCCACTTCACCGCCGGGCGAATCGATATCCAGCGCGATGGCCTTAACTTCCGGATCCGTGTACGCGGTGAGGAACGCCTGGCGGATGCCGTTGTAACCGGTCATGCCGCTATACGGCCGCAGACTGCCGAGCTTCTGCACCAGCGTGCCGTGCACGGGGATCACCGCGACGGGACCGGCCATGTCGTAGCCGCGGTCTTCGTAGCGCTCGCGCGCTGCATAGTCGTACCCGTCGTCATCGTCCATCGCCATCGGCTGGAGCGGCACTGCATCACCGTTGATGCGCACCATGCTGCCGATGCCGAGCCGTTCCGCGAGCGCCGCCATGATCACTTCGGCCTTGTCCGGATGGATCGCCAGCGGCACGTTGAACAGTCTCTGCGCGAGATGTGCGAAACGCATCAGACGGGCTCCGGATCGGTGATGACTTCGCTCGCGTTCTTCGGCTCTTTCTGCACGTCCTTGACGCCGGCCCAGGTCGGCACCGGGATGTTGCGATCCTTGAAGGCCTTGATCTCGCGCTCGCGCTGATCGAGCACTTCTTCCCAGTCGAGGCCTTGCTCGGCGCATTCGCGCTCGAGCGTAGACAAGCCGCCATCCATGCCGAGGATGGCGCCCTTCTTTTCGTCCACCGGATCGATCCAGCCACGGCCGGGACCCATCCACTGCGTGCGCGCATACATCGCACGGCACTCCATAAAATCCGGTGCACCGTTGGGCAGCGGATAATCGTCCACTTCCATGGATTCTTCCATCCATGCGGTGAAGATCGGGGAGCAGAACCCGATGGCGAAGTCGCCGCGGCGGCGCTCCAGCGTCTTCCACGCCTCCAGCAGTGCGGCACGCGCGCTCGAATAGTTGACGTCCGACCAATCGTGGCTCATCTGCTGCGCAGAGATGCCGGTGGCGGATGCGAAATTGCGCAGGAAGGACTTCTCGAAATCCTTGAAGTTGCTGTTCGGCCGCGTCGGGTTGACGGTGTTGATCTTCTCGCCGGGGAACAGGATCGGTACGCGCGCCTCGCCCAGCATGGTGCGGCGCTGGTTGTGATAATCCGCACGCTGCGTCTGGTACGCCGTGAGATCGACGTCGTCGCCGACCGCCTGCTCGAGCAGCTGGTGATCGAACGGGCTTTCCAGATAGGCGCCGAACATCGCGTTGATGACGGCCGAATCCAGTTCCGTCTCGTCGTACTTCCACAGCATCTTCATGCGCTGCAGGATCGGCGCGAAGATGCCGTTGCC